TTGTTCGGTTAAACATACCCATGGGTGGGGCACTTTTTAAATGTTGTTCCGGGTCCCTTTTCAAGTGTTAGCTACAGTCCAGCGGGTTGCTGTTCTTGTCGAACAACAGAAAATCCTTCTGGTTGGCTCCCGAAGCGGCAGTCGTTTTCGGCGTGCCGTCCTTTTTAAGCCCGGCGACGACGCTGATTTCGCCCGTCTTCTCGTCCCGGACAATCAGCACGTCCTTTTGATTCTTTTTTTGTTCCATACTTTATTGCTTTAAATTAAAAATGAAATTGTTTCGCCCACGAAAGTAGCGGCTATCAACCGTCCCGCAATGGGGGAAGAACCGTGTGGCAGCTTGTGGCTTCCGTCTGGAAGTTTGTGGCGTCATGCCTTTTCCCTTTTCGCCATGTTTTTCCCTTCAAACTCTTTGAAATGGGTTTTCAGGAACTCCTGCACGTCCGATTCCTTGTAATACACCTTGTGCCAAAGCATCTGGTATTTCAGTGTCCCCGAACTGCGGTAACGCTGGATGGAGCGTTTGCTCGTGTTGAGCAACTCGCATAAGTCCTGATTGTCGAGCAGCTGTTCCCCGTCGAGGTATTTCACCTCCCTGAGTTCCTTGCTCGTAAGGGAGGCGATAAGCTGTTCGTTCCGGTCGAAGCGTTCCATAATTTGGCGCATCCAATTTTCAAAAGTGGTTGTATCTAGTGGAGTATTCATCGGGAAGTAGATTCGTGAGTAGTTCTATAACTTTCTCTAAACTCATCCAGCGTCTGCGGATTACAGCTGACAATACGTTGTGCAATACATTTTTCCACATCGGAAAAACGATACAGGCATTTACTCCGTATCATACAATAAGGGATGGTTCGTTCTTTCCTCATACGCTGAAGAGTTCTCGTACTAATTTTAAGAAGTTCAGCCAGTTCCTCACTTGTCAGCCATATTTCAGGCTCTGCTGTAGGCACTGCTGCTTTTTTGAATACATAATCGGAAATCCGATTAATTCGAGTCACCAAATCTTGATATACCTGATGATCCAGAGTAATTATTTCCATTCTTTTACGCTTTTTGATTATGGCGCAAAATTGAAAAGATAAAAGAGGGAGAATCCACAGGTAGGTAACTACCTATGTAAGATTTCTCTGGAATTTAAGCTATATCAGAGTTATAATAAATCTTTGGAATTGCAGTGAGAAAAGGGCGAAAATGCGCTGAATAGCTTAGTATAAAAGCGTTTATAACGCCAAACGGTGCTAATGGCAAAAATGGGGTAACGCAAAGAAAAGCGGAATATTGAAGAAGAACGGTCTCCAAATCATTACCCGCTGAAATGTGATTTTAACACATGGCATTGAATGTGTCTCCGTATGGCTTCGATTGACTTACATGGTCTAACTCGTTGAGTAATAACTTTGCAGACAAAAACAGCGAGTATGGTAAGAAGCACATTCAAAGTGCTGTTCTACGTGAACGGCAGCAAGGGGAAAAACGGTATTGTCCCCATCATGGGACGAGTGACAATCAACGGGACTGTAGCGCAGTTCAGTTGTAAACGGAGCATCCCGAAAGACCTTTGGGACGTGAAGGGCAACAAGGCGAAAGGCAAAAGTGTGGAGGCACGGGACATCAACCATGCCCTTGACAACATCAAGGCGCAAATCATTAAGCACTACCAACGTATTTCCGACCGCGAAGCATTCGTAACTGCGGAAATGGTACGTAACGCCTATCAGGGAATCGGCAGCGAGTATGAAACATTGCTCAAAGCATTTGACCGTGAAAACGAGGTGTTTAAGAAACGTGTGGGCAAAGACAGGACAATAGCAACCTACCGTTCACGGGTGGTGGCAAGAAACCATGTGGCAGCTTTCATAAAGTCTTTTTACAGACGGACAGATATGTCCATGTTGGAGATTACCCCCGACTTCATTAAGGAGTTTGCCGCTTACCTCTCAACAGAGGCTGGACTACGTAATGGAACGATATGGGAGAAGTGTATGTGGCTGAAAGGTGTGGTCATGCGTGCGCATTTCAACGGATTGATTCCGAGAAATCCGTTTGCCCAATTCCATATCAGCCCGAATGTAAAGGAGCGTGAGTACCTGACGGAAGATGAACTGAAGGCGTTGATGACACATGAGTTCAACGATGCCAAGTTATCTTATATCCGTGATATCTTTGTATTTGCCAGTTTCACCGCCCTCTCTTTTGTGGATATCAAGGAGTTGTCTAAAGATAACATCGTGGAAGTGAACGGCGAGAAATGGATTATCGGCAAGCGTCACAAGACCAATGTCCCGTTCCAGGTGAAACTTCTTGATATTCCTTTACAGATAATCAAGCGTTACGAGACCAATCAAGAGGACAATCTTGTATTTCCAAATCTCAACTATTGGTCTATTTGCAAGCCACTGAAAAAAGTGATGAAGGAGTGTGGTATAACAAAGGACATATCATTTCATTGTGCAAGACATGGATTTGCCACCCTTGCTTTGAGTATGGGTATGCCCATTGAGAGCGTAAGCCGTGTATTGGGACATACGAACATTGTCACAACTCAAATTTATGCGAAGATTACCACGCAGAAACTTGACAACGATCTGACCATGCTCGGTGATAGATTGAGTAAAACATTTAACGGTATAACAATGGCATGAATATGGAAAGAAGCATCATAACAATAGGTGAATCCGGCAACATTATCATGCCGAACAATACCACCGATATTTGGATGAGCGAACCGGAACTTGTGGAACTGTTTGGGATAACCGCTCCAACACTTCGTGCTGCCATCAGAGCCATATACAAGAGTGGCGCATTAAAAGAATACGAGGTTCATAAGTATATTCGATTGGAGAACGGCTATCATGCAGATGTATTCAATCTTCCGATGATAGTTGCACTTGCTTTCCGCATCAATGGTTTCGGTGCGGAACGGATGCGCAATGCCATCCTTGAAAGGTTGTACTTGCGAAAAGAGAAAACAGTCTTCTTCTTTTCGCTGAGCAGTAACGGAGCAAAAGCATCTAATTATCAGGCATAGAATCTAACAATGTGGCGACATGAAATCATGAAACCGACAAATCTTTATCTGTCAATTGATTGCTGATAAAACATACTGCCGATAAAATGTATTAGTATTCAGTTGAACAAACGTATTACCGTTTTACCAATAATACGTTTTACCAACAAAAACCCGAAGAAGCAGCCCTATAACGGATGCCTTTTCGGGTTTGTTTTATATGCTCATTGCCTATTTCCTGTGCAATTCGCAGCAAGTTTTTCATTCCATGTAAATTTTGCGCCGTTCTGCTGTGATTTGCTTATCAGGCTTTTGCGTGAGTTGCCGTAGCTTTGCACACGGTTAGTTATTAACGATTTAAGCGAAATGTAAATGAAAACGACAAAAAATGAAAAGGAGGAGTTTATCCGGGTCGGTACAACACTCTACAAGTTAGTGAACCAGCCACGTCTGAACGGAGGCTATGTAAAGAAACGCATCCCGTGGAACAACGAGACCCTGCGTCAAGACTATGGCAAGGACTACATCGGCAGTGTACCCAAGTATGACGGTTTCTGCACCGTACCCGAACACATCGGCTACCGTCCCGTGGTCGGTAAGTTCCTTAACCTCTATGAACCGATAGACCACCAACCAAAAGAGGGGGACTTCTCGCATATCCAATCTTTGGTAAGGCACATCTTCGGGGAGCAATATGAGTTGGGAATGGACTATCTGCAACTGCTCTATCTGCAACCCGTACAAAAACTACCTATCCTGCTACTGGTGTCAGAAGAACGGAATACAGGCAAGAGTACGTTTCTCAACTTCCTGAAAACCCTCTTTCAGAACAATGTCACGTTCAACACCAACGAGGATTTCCGCAGCCAGTTCAATTCCGATTGGGCGGGCAAACTCCTTATCGTGGTGGATGAGGTGCTGCTCAACCGCAGGGAGGACAGCGAGAGATTGAAGAACCTCAGTACCACACTTTCCTACAAGGTGGAAGCCAAAGGCAAAGATCGTGACGAGATAGCATTCTTTGCCAAGTTCGTGCTATGCTCCAACAACGAGTATCTACCCGTAATCATAGATGCAGGGGAAACACGCTATTGGGTGCGCAAGATAGACCGCTTGCAGTCCGATGATACCGACTTCCTGCAAAAACTGAAAACGGAAATACCTGCCTTTCTGCATTTCCTGCAACACAGACAACTTTCCACCGAAAAGGAAAGCCGTATGTGGTTTGCTCCATCATTACTGCATACCGAAGCCTTGCAGAAGATTGTCCGCTGCAACCGCAACCGATTGGAGATAGAGATGCACGAACTTATCCTTGACATCATGGACAGTATAGGTACGGATACTTTCTCTTTCTGCTACAACGACCTTCTTCTTTTGCTGATACACTCGCAGGTAAAGGTGGAGAAGCATCAAGTACGTAAGGTTTTGCAGGAATGTTGGAAACTAACTCCTGCACCGAATACACTTACCTACTCCACCTATCAAGTGGACTATACCCGAGAATGCCGCTACTCTCCCATACGGAGGATAGGACGGTTCTATACCATAACAAGAGAACAATTGGCAGCGCTCTGATTATTTTGATGAAATGATGAATAGATATATAACTACACTGATAGATAAAGGTTTGCATCCTCATCAAACATTCATCAAATACAACTTACTGATGAAGAGAGAAAACAGGTCAGACAGACCATGCCTAATAAGGCAGATGATGATTTTCTCTTTTGGTAAGTGCTTTGATGAAACAATGATGAGAACGTATAAGGTTGCCATCCAATAGTTTGGCATACGCATTCATCAATTCATCGGTTTTACAATTATCATCAAACCATAGAAATATGAACATACAAGAAGTAAAGAACATTCGCATTGCAGACTATCTGCAAAGTTTGGGCTACTCGCCCATCAAACAACAAGGCAACAGCCTTTGGTATAAATCCCCGTTCCGGGAGGAAACGGAAGCCTCGTTCAAGGTGAACACCGACCGCAACCTGTGGTTCGATTACGGGCTTGGCAAAGGCGGTAACATCATTGCGTTGGCAGAGGAACTATACGCAACCGACTATGTACCTTATCTGCTAAACAAGATAGCGGAGCGAGTACCGCACATCCGTCCCGTATCTTTCTCTTTTCGCCAGCAGTCATTTGAACCGAGTTTCCAACAGTTGGAGGTAGGAGAACTTACCCATCCTGCGTTGCTCCGCTACTTGCAGGAAAGGGGCATAAACACAGGTTTGGCAAGATTGGAATGTAAGGAACTGCACTTCATCCATAACGACAAGCCTTACTTCGCCATCGGCTTCCCGAATGTGGCAGGAGGATATGAAGTGCGCAACCGATTCTTCAAGGGCTGCATTGCACCTAAGGACATCAGCCACATCCGTCAGCAGGGAGAACCGAGAGAGAAATGTCTCGTGTTCGAAGGTATGATGGACTACCTGTCATTCCTCACGTTGCGGATGAAGAACTGCCCGACCATGCCTGACCTTGACGGGCAGGATTATGTCATCCTCAATTCGGTTGCCAATGTTTCCAAAACCATAGATGTGCTGCACGGGTACGAGCGCATCCACTGCCTGCTTGACAATGACGAGGCAGGAAGAAATGCATACTTGGATTTGGCAAGAGAGTTCAGCGGACGTATCCGAGACTTCTCCGACAACTACAACGGGCATAAAGACCTGAACGATTTCCTGTGTGATAAGCGGCAGAATTTAGTTGTAAATCCGCCTCCACGAGCCATCGTAAAACCCAAGAGGAAAGGGTTAGGATTATGACATTCCGAACAAGAAAAACAGGAGATGCTCAAAACTTATCCATGAAGGATTGGGAGGTAGCAAGTTTGTGTTTCGAGTGTACCGAAACCGCTTGCTACCCACTTCCAAAGTTTCGGAAGGAGGAATCCCGTTGGTCTATACAGTATAATCAGTAACAGAATTAAAAGAAGTGAAATATGGAACAGAACAAGGAACGTAACAAGGGAGGTCGCCCCAAGAAAGAAGCGACCGAGAAATTGAAATACCGTGTCGCGGTGAAGATGGCGACAGCCGACTACTACCGTCTGCTGACACGGGCGCATGAGGCTGGAGTATCACCAAGTGAATATATGAGGGAATGTTTCTGCAACGGTCATGTGAAAGAACGGCTGTCGGAGGAACACGCTGGATACATCCGCCAGCTCTGTGGTATGGCGAACAATCTCAACCAGCTTGCGCACAAGGCAAACGCCGGAGGCTTTCACGATGAAAGGTGGGACTGCAAGGTGGCGGTAGCAAGGATTCACGAACTCTTAACCAAGATAGGTATATGATGGCGAAAATCGTAAAGGGAAGCGACTTTAAGGGTGTGGTGGATTATATCCTTGACAAGAACAAAAATGCCCAAGTTGTCGCATACGAGGGCTTGTTCATGGAGGACAAAGAAACCATTGCCATGAGTTTCAATGCCCAGTCACGGGTAAACGACAAGGTGGCGAAGCCTGTCGGACATATCGCATTGAGTTTCTCAAAAGAGGATGAACCACGTTTGACGAATCGTACTATGGCTGGTATCGCCCTTGAATATATGGAACGGATGGGCATACGGAACACTCAGTTCTTCATTGCTCGGCACTTCGACAAGGAGCATCCGCACGTGCATATCGCCTTCAACCGCATAGACAACAACGGCAATACCATATCCGACAAGCACGAGCGTCTACGCAACACCCGTATCTGCAAGGAACTTACCTTGAAATACGGCTTGCACATGGCAAACGGCAAGGAGAATGTCAAACGTAACCGACTGAAAGAGCCGGATAAGACAAAGTACGAGCTTTACGACATCCTTAAAACGGAGGTCGGCAGATGTGGAAACTGGAACGTGCTTGTCGCCAATCTGAAACGGCAAGGAGCGGAAGTGCATTTCAGTCACAGAGGACAGACGGACGAAATACAGGGTGTGGTATTCTCCAAGAATGGCTACCATTTCAACGGCTCCAAGGTGGACAGGCGTTTCAGTTATCCCACGATTGATGCTGCCTTACAGCGCAACAGGTATGGGGAACGTATGAATCTGATACCGAAAGTCTGTACAACAGATACGCCAAACGCAACTTCCGATACAGCAAGAGGTGAACTTGTCAGCGGTTCATTAGGATTGCTAAACGGTCACGGTTCATCCTGTAACGCCACCGATGCGGAAGCCAATCTGGAGATGGCGGAAATGTTGCGCAGGAAGAAGAAGCGAAAAAAAGGATTAAGACTATAAAGTCAGGATATTCTATTTCAATGAATAGGTCGTAATAATTCGCCTGTATTGAGATGATTTATTGCGGCTTTTTTGTAATTTTGCAAATGGATTGAGGCAACTCTTTCCAAGACATATTAGAAAAGAAAGAAGTGTTATGCTCATCTTGTGCTTGAAAACGTAGGAAATTTTCAAATTGGATACAAGGATAGCATAGTGGTTCTCACGCTATAGCGTGGGCTGCTATTGTTGCATCTGTATCCAAGGTTTCCTACGACCTTCAAGTTAAGTGTGGCAAAACAGTTCACGCTTTGTGTTTTACACTTAGACTAAATGTTTTTAGTGTTTAAAGACATTGCGTGAAACTCTTACAAAATATGGACAATATTAAATGAATATCAATCATAAGGCAAAAGCATCGGAATGAAAAAGGAAATAAATATAGCCGTTATTGGATTAGGATACGTTGGGTTACCCTTATTTTGTCTTTTATCCAAATACTTCCCTTGTATTGGTATAGACAAGGATACGGTTCGTGTTACTCAATTGAAAGATGGAGTTGATTATCGAGAATGTGAAAATCAGCATAACATAAGAATGGCATTACAACGAAGTTTATTAACTTCCACATATTCAGATTTGACGGAATGCAATGTATTCTTTGTTTGTATTCCAACGGGTATTGATGAAAATAAACTTCCAGAATTGGAACCATTGAAGAACGTCTGTAAGTCGCTTGGTGAAATTTTAAAACGTGGTGATATTGTGATTTTTGAATCAACAGTATTTCCCGGAGCAACCGAAGAATTATGTATACCTATTTTGGAAAAATATTCTATGATGAAAGTTAATGAGGATTTTTCAGTCGGATATTCACCTGAACGAATTAACGTGGGGGATGATTGTCATAGGATAGTATCCACTCCCAAAATCATTTCTGCCTCAAATATAGAATCTTTAAATGTTATGAGAGATATTTATTCAACTATTCTTGATGCGCCTGTAATAGAGGTATCAAGTATAAAAATAGCTGAAACGGCAAAAATGTATGAAAATGTGCAACGTGATGTCTTAATTGCATTGGCAAATGAATATGCGGATTTCTGTAAATCAGAGGGAATAAATATCAATGAAGTCACAGAATGTGCTGCAAGTAAATGGAACTTTGCAAAGGTCTATCCTGGATTGGTGGGTGGTCATTGCATTGGTGTTGATACCTATTACCTTATGAAACGTGCAAAAGACAAAAAACAATCGTTGAATTTGGTACAGACAGCTCGGCATATAAATGAGGCAGAGTCTAAAAAGGTTGCCACTCGAATTAAGGACTATGCTGTGTTTATAAACGCACAGCGTATTTTGTTGTTAGGCTTTTCTTATAAAGCAAACACTCCGGATTGCAGAAATACAAAAGTGGCAGATGTTTACAATGAACTCAAACAACACTGTCTCGTTGTTGATTGTTTCGACCCGCTGGTGGACACAAAGAAAGTAAGCAAAGATTATGGAATTTCGATTATTCATTCCAAAGAAGAAGTGCAGACAGATTACGATTTAGTAGTGCAACTGGTGAACCACAATGTTTTTAACGAAATGGGATTCGCCGATGCTACATTTATTAAACTAAAAGACTTGTTATGATTCAACAAATAAACAACAACTCCATTAGAGACACAGAAATGCATGAATCAGACATAGACTTCTTGAGGAAATTCTATGTAGAGCATAGCCATTTTCCTGTGTTTCAGCAAGTCCTAATAGAGACAAGGACTGATTGCAATAATCATTGTCCGTTTTGCCCACATGCTTTCAACAAAAAAACATTGGGTATTATGAAATGGAAATGCTATACGACCATCATAGACCAACTATGTGAGATAAACTATAATGGTCGTGTCGCTCTAATGCTTTCCAACGAACCTTTATTAGATGACAGGCTGGAAGACATGATTGTCTTTGCCAAAGCAAAATCACAGCGTTTGTTCCTCGACATAACTACTAATGGCAGATTGTTGACTGTTGAATTGGTTGACAGGCTTTTTAGATTGGGATTGGATAATATAAACATCAATGACTATCGGGGAGATAGGGACAAATATCCAGAAAAATGGTCTGCTTGTCTTGAACCTATCTATGTTGCATACTGGAACAATCCAAAAGTGAGTTTCAAACGCAGAAGATTTGATGAACCATTGCCAAATTATGCAGGGAATATTCCGCAGACTTTCAGTAAGGGAAATTTAGGCTTCTGCAACTATCCTTTCCGTAAACTAACCATTGCTTACAATGGCGATGTGTTGCTGTGCTGTGATGATTTCATGTACAAAACAAGTTTTGGAAATGTTATGACAAACAAGCTTATAGATTGCTGGAACAATCCAGAACTAAATACTATAAGACTATCGCTGCTTGACAACAAACGCATAGGATTATGTGAGCGGTGCAATGATTTTCAAGATTATAACACATTTTAGATATGGAGAACTTATTATTGGGTAATGTCATTGAATCTGGAAATATTTCACCTTTTAGTTGTCCTTTTTGTGGCTACAATGGTTCATTGGATTTAATGGGTGCAGATAGATTTCCTGTGCTTCGGACTCTTCAAGTTATTGGTGCGGGAAGAAGAGCTGCAAGATGTCCTAAATGTAAGTCCTCAGATAAAGAAAGACTTGTATATATTTATTTGAAAGAAGTAGAAAAAATAGAAAAAACAAAAGGTCTAAGTATATTGCACATAGCTCCTGAGAGTAATCTGCAAATATGGCTTCAATCCATTTCTGATAAGTACATTGCAGGAGATGCATTCTTACAAAACCAGAAATTTATAGGTAAAGTTCAATTTGTGGATATAAGACAAACAGAGTTCTGCAACAATCAATTCGATTATATAATTTGTAATCATGTGATATGTGACATTAAAGAGGACAAAACAGCATTGATGGAGATTTTACGCATTTTAAAAACTGGAGGCAAAGCTATATTACAGGTTCCAATTACAAAAATATCTAAAACTGTAGAATATCCAAATGTTTACACAAAAGAAGAACGAGAAGTTGTTTATGGGTATGGCTACCATGAAAGAATCTATAATGACAAAGAATATGTCAAGCTTCTTACAAGTGTTGGATTTGTAGTTGATGTCTATAACATTTCGGCACGGTATAATAAAAATGGTTTAAATCCATTAGAAGATTTGTATATTTGTAAAAAGAAATAATTATGGTACTAAATCAAGAACAATTTGATGCGTTTCGCATGGAAATAGCCACATTCGGTAACATTCCAATTCTAAGCCAATATTGTGGAATTGGATGTGTGTTCTGTAAAGTACATACAGACTCTTATCTTGGGCACTATCCAAAGATACCGCCTATTGACCGAGAGGACTTGCTAAAAGGGTTTGAATACACCAATCCAAATGTCAACTATGTCCGTCTTGGAGCAGGCGTTTTGGTCGCTCCACATACAGACCCATTTCTACATCCGAAGATTTATGATTTCATAAAGATAGCTTCCGAACATTTTCCGACAAAAAAGATTACGACAGTGACAACCGGGGCATACATTAGAGAGGATAAAATGGATTTTCTGAACTCTATTCCAAATTTTGGTATTGACTTGTCGTTAATAACTATGCAAGAGCAACGTGAGAAAATAATTCCACGTTCAGAACGGGAACGGACAATGTATCTACTGAAATATGCTCCGTTGAACAAATGTACACTTATGTTTACTGGGAATCTTGACGAAGTAAAGAAGGATTTGGAGCTGCTTCATAAACTTGAAGTAAATAAACGTGTCCGCCAAATTTTGGTGAGACGGGTGGAACACACTGCAACTTCACAACCTCGTCTGAAAGAATTGTCACAGACTTGCATTGACAAATATGAAGAATGTATCTCTTGGGTAAAACAAAACTATCCTGATGTCGTATTTACTGTCCCTATCCTTAAAGATGTTTTTAGGGGCGGCAACAATGAATACTTTATTGATGCTGATCAACGAATAGCTCGACAAAGAGATATTATTTCATCTTTGCCGGAAGGAACATTTGTAAATCTTATATGCCCACTCTCGGGATATGACTATTTTACAAGGGCGTTTATGGGAATGCCTAATGTAAAAACGAATCTTATCGAGAATCATTTGTATGGAGGCTCAGTCTCTGTTGCCGGTCTATTAAATCATCAGGATATACGTGCTCAGTTTAATCCTGATAGAAATGATGTAATGATAGTGCCGGAAGAGATGTATAATATTGATGGACTCGATCTTTTAGGAGAGCATAAGACTCTGTTAGAAACTTATTATAATGCTAAAATCATTTTAGGATAATATGAAAAAGCTTCAATGGGACAAAGTAAGAGTCTTGGTTGCTAATTATTGCAACTATAAGTGCCCCTTTTGTCACAATGAGGGGCAAGACAAGACAACGACTAAAGAACGGATGTCGCTGCAATCTTTTAGGAGATTGGTAGATATTCTTTCTAACCAACCCATATCTGAGTTTAACATTAGCGGTGGAGAGCCGTTCTTGAACGAAGATATTGTAGATATGATTTTATATATCAATGATAATCTGGATTGCGACATAAGTTGTGCCACCAATTTATCGCTCATTAAACCTGAACATATAAGCGTGTTAAGCGGAACAAGAATAAAATTCAACATTCAATTCCCTTTTGCAACAGCCGAGGCATTCAAACGGAGTACAGTTACTGGTAATCTTGATAGAATACTCACCAATATAGATCTGCTGTGTGCCGAAAATATTCAAGTGGGTCTTAATACTGTCGTACAGTCAGATGATTTTAGCTCAATTTCCACATTGATTGACTTTGCTTTAGAACGTGGATTGCCATTAAAGTTATTGCCGCAAATCGGCTTAAGTGGCAGTAATCAGTTCCTAAACCATATCCGGCCGATGCTTGATGCCATTGCTGTCAAAAGCATTGACAAAAATAATGGTGCGCTCAAATGGTATATCGAAAAGAACGGAAAGATAACCACGGTGCTTTATATTGATGCCCCGTGTTTTACTAAAGATATAAATCGATGCCGTAATTATGGTGAATTACGAATACAGCCAAATATGGAAGTTCAGGCTTGCATTTTAGGCTCGCCAACAGATACCATCGACTTAGCCGACTCAAATGATGTAATAATAGCTCAACTCAACAACTTATGGAAGAACTTCAATCATTGCTGAGATATTATAATTTGAACCATTTAGATGACATGGAAGTCGCTCCTTGGAGTAAGCAATACTGTGAAGATGAGTTCCCGCGATATTGGCAGGCAGTCTATTCGATTTTAGAAAAGTTGGATAGAAAACTACGCATTATCGAAATTGGATGTGGACTTGGAGATGTAACCACAATCCCATGCTATTTGGGCTTTGACAAAGTCATATCTTTTGAGAAAAATCCTGAAATATGCGAAAGGACTGTTCGCCGTCTTGACGACCTTTTTAATCGTGGCAATATTGTCAATAATCAAGATTACCCTGGGGCTACTTTCTATGAGAGTGATTTACTTTTAATGGTAAACTGCGCATACGCTGATCTTGCAGATTCAAAAGATGAGTATATGACTTTAATGCTTGATTATTATAATCATGCAGGAAAGCCGCAATATTTCATTATGGAGGTTATTGACTCGTCATACACACGAGATAATGCTCAATTCCCGAAACATATACGTCTATCCAAAGAAGATGTAGAGTCTATGTTCCCAAAATATAAGATTTCATCATGGGAAACGTATAAATATCCCATCAACAAAAAGAGCAAAACATTATATTTGATTGAGAAAGTATGAAAATCTTGTTCGTTACATCGGAATTTGGAAGTAATGGAGGAGGGCTCTCGCTTTCTTCTGAGCGTGTATTTAATTACTTAAGCGAAAGGTATTCAGTACAAATTGTCAACCCGAAGAATCCACAGGTGTTAGTAGCTGATGGTGGATATAATCAAGAATTGGCGAGTGCGATTAGACATGAAAATGATTTGAAGATAGATGCTTATCAATATAAAGATAAGGACATTGACTATGTTATCGCATTTGGAGGAGGTTTTAACGGTTATTATGCCTCTATTCTGTCTCAAAGAATAAATTCATCTTTCATTCTTTGCCTACGTGGCACTGATGTAAATCTGGCAAAATGGTCACCCATTGAAACATTCTATTTAAAAGAGTCGGCAATCCATTCCCATAAAGTAGTTTGTCTATCCAGAGAAATGATAGAAAACTTACGTTTGATTGATAAGTCTCTTTGCATTAAATGCGTGTTGATCCCTAACTCTATTGTTGGCGGTGGGGACGTAACATTTATGGAGAAACAAAATTCGACCATTGTAATTGGAACTGCATCCACTCATTTAAATGAAAAGAAGGGAGTCGCAAACCTTCTTTCATTGGTGAAACTTGCAAAGGAAAGTGGTATTGATATCAATTTAGAATTAGTCGGTGAAATTGATGCGGATTTATATGAGTCGTATGTAAAGATTATAAACAACTTTGAAATCTCAGACCATATAACTTTTCATGGACGTATCAGCAGACCTGAGCTTTCATTGTTAATGAGGGATTGGGATTTGTACGTTCAAGCATCTGTTTGTGAAGGTCATCCCAATTCCGTCATAGAGTCATTAGAGAATGGCATAAGCTTTATTAGTACCAGAACTGGTTATATCTTTGAGAAGTTGCATTGCGATTTCCCCGAGTACTTCTTTGATGATAATACCCCAGCTTCTATGCTAAAAGGAGTCCTAGCTTTACTAAACGATAAAAAACTTGCGCTCAGAAGCGAGCAACTTCGAGATAAGCTTCTGAAATCGTCTGATTCTAATACCATTAAAAATTTATGGTATAAATTGCTTGAGTCACCATCGAAAGAAGTGTATTGTGCTTTTGATGGCGATAATATCCTTTCTGTTGGTTTACATGATGTTCAAGGAGAGGTGTATGACAGTATCACTACACCGATAGATGTATTCAGGCAGTTCGTAGATTTCATATATAATCATGGTATGGGGTTGTGCTCGATGAGGTATTACTTGTCGATGCCTCCAAAGGAACGACAATCTTGGATTGTCTGCACATTTGATGATGGATATGCCGGATTATATAGTCACGCTTTACCAATATTGTCTAAATATGGTTTTAGCGCAACTGTTTTTGTCTGCACATCTTTAATCGGCTATGACAATAAATGGAATAATAAAGACTCCAAGATGAGAATGCATCTCAACATGGATGAGCTTTCAGCCTTGAATAATCAAGGATGGGAGATTGCCTCACATGGGGTGCATCATTATAACTTCTTGAAATTGACAGACATTGAATTGGAATATGAAATTCAACAATCTAAAGAACAGATAGATAGTCTATTTGGCCCGTCTGACTGTTTTGCTTATCCTTATGGAGCAAACAATGCCTACATCCAACAATGTGTCTCATCTTATTACAGATATGCTTTTGCTGTTAATCAAGGAGGTACATCATTGTCTGCCGATACTTATCAATTAAGAAGGTACTCAATCTCGGAAATCTATAAGATTTTAACTGTAGAATCATGAAAAAGATATTAGGCATACTTAGAGGTTTCCCCGGACTTGGAAGAGTTGTGTCGGGTGTTTCTATCTTAGAAACATTACGAGACAGCTATGACTATGATGTTAAAATCATTAGTTATCTACAAGGTAATAAGTATTTAAATTCTCGTGGTTATAATAATTTGAATGAGGTAACCCTTATGGATTATTGTTCAATAGGTTTATTGCCTACAAATAAAATGGGTGTATATATCCATAATTGCATTAGAGAGTTCACCCCGGATTTGATTGTTGTTGATGGCGAGCCCTTGATGATAAAGTCAATTAAGATTTCACATCCGAGCATAAAGGTTGTTGCATTGCTTAATCCTGCCGATGTTGTTAATCCTAATAATAACAAAGAGGCTATGGACTTTTTTAATGAATTTTACTCATTGAGCGACTTGGCAATAGTCCATGGAATAAGACGTATAGATAAGGATTCGAGATACAATAAGTTTCTGTCAATAAACACAATTATTCGTTCTGAAATAATTGGTGTCGAGAATGTTCCTACCAATAACATATACTGTGTACTTGGTGGAGGTACGGTTAATGTGGGACAGCTGTTTGTTGATTCAACAATTACAATCGGACAACTTTGTCAAAAAGTTGCCTCATTACTTCCGCAATATACGATGCATATAGTTTGTTCAAGCCAAAATATATTCAATGTTTTGAATCGAAATAGCAGTTCCGAAAATGTTGTGCTTCACGACGAAATTATACCTGCCGAACAGTATTACTGTAACGCAGGGCTTGTAATTACACGGTCAGGGCGTAACACTTTAAGTGAACTTGCATATCTTGGCATCCCTGCTATATCATTCGTTTCGGGCTGTTCATATAGAAAAATTGAACAAACGAACAACATCAACGATTTGAATATTTCTACAATTGTAGCCGCAAATAATGATATTAGTCCAGTAGCCTTTGCCGACCTTTGTCAAAAAATGATGCAGGTAAAAAAAGGTGAGCCTATGCTTCCTGGAAATGATGAAGCTATTAAAAGTATATTGCATTTATGAGGATAGTGCATATTAGTGATATTCACCTTACTGAAAATGGTACCGAAATATGGGGCGTTAATACCCTTGAACATTTTCAGAAAGCCATCCACAAGATAAAAGAAATGGATGGTCTTGATGGCATTATAGTAAGTGGAGATTTGTCTAACGATGGCAGTAAATGGACTTATGAATGTATTGATAGAGCTTTTGAAGAAATCGGTGTGCCGACTTATTGTTGCCCAGGTAATCACGATAACTTAGAGATGTTTTATCGAGGATATAAACCATACCACTATAAAATTAACGAAAAGTTTGAGATCTGTGGATGGGATTTTATAATGCTCAATTCAGCAGTACCAGATATGTCAAGAGGCTATTTCAATCCTGATGTCCTTATGAGGCTACTAAAATCATGTGATGGTCCGGTGGCCATCGGCCTTCACCATCCTCCGGTTGAACAAGATGGTTGGCTTAATAGAAAACTTCTTGATAATAAATCCCACTTTAAGAAAATCATAGAACATTTTCATAATGTTAAATTAGTGTTATATGGGCATTCTCACTATGCATCATTTAGAACATTTGAAGACATAATATACAATTGTTCTCCTTCTATAGGATTTGCGTTTTCGCCGAAATTACCAAAGTTTGAAATAGCCTGTGGCGAAGAAGGTTTTTCCCTAATAGATACATCTAATGATGACATAAGTATAAATACAATACTTATCTGACTAAGTATATGATTGTAGAAAAAGAAAAAATTCGATTTATCGTAGATATAGTTGACCATTGCAATCTAAACTGTAAATGCTGCGGTCATTTCTCCCCATTGGCTCCCAAAGGATTTCTGGATATAAATACTTTTGAGAGAGACTTGAAACGTCTTCATGAGTTGCTTCATGGTCATATTCATTGTTTTGAACTAATGGGTGGTGAATCACTTTTACACCCTCGCCTATATGATTTTATCTTCTTAACAGCAAAATATGTGACTGGAGAAAAATACTTATGTACTAATGGGGTGCTTTTAAGTTCAATGCCTGATGAGTTCTATCAATTATGCGCTACAACAGATACGATAATAAGTATCACTATGTATCCTATTGACTTGAATTGGGATGAAATCAATCGCAAAGTCAAGTTGTTCGGCACGAAGTTATATTTAATTAAATCTCAAGGTGAGGAAAATAAAAACTGGTTCAAAAACAGAAGAGACTTGAGTGGAAGTCAGGACGTTAAAGAAAATTTCAACAACTGCTTCTGGAAGGCTCGTTGTATAGTGCTTGAAAATGGCAGACTATCATCGTGCGTTGTACCATTTAAGGCAAAATACTTTCAACAATATTATAAATCAGATGCGTTTGATACATCTGATAAAAATTCAATCGACATTTTTAAAGCAAAAGATATTGAAGAAATTGTTGAGTTTCTAAATCGCCCCATTCCTTGTTGTAGGTATTGTTTGCCTAATCAAGAAGAAAAAATTCCTTGGGGCGTTTCTAAGAGAGATATTAGTGAGTGGTTTTGAAATTGAGATTTTATGGAAAAGATATTAGTAACTGGTGGTGCTGGTTTTATTGGGTCAAATCTCTGTGAACATCTAGTTCTCAATGGATATGATGTTGTATGCCTTGATAATTTTTCAACAGGGCACATGAGTAATATTCAGCACCTAATTGACGGTTATCCACTAAATTTTAAGCTAATAGAAGGCGATATACGTAATTTCGAGACTTGCGTAAGAGCTGTCAACGGAGTTCAATATGTTCTTCATGAAGCAGCACTTGGAAGCATACCAAGAAGTATCAATGACCCAATAACTACCAATGATGTAAATATTGGTGGATTCCTAAATATGTTAGTAGCAGCCCGAGACAGAAATATAAGAAGATTCATATTTGCAGCTAGTAGCTCAACCTATGGTGATAATACTGATTTGCCCAAAAAGGAAGATAACATCGGAAGACCTTTATCCCCATATGCATTGACTAAATATGTTGATGAGTTATATGCTGATGTATTTGCTAAAACTTATGGAATAGAATATATAGGACTGCGATATTTTAATGTGTTTGGAAGAAGACAAGATCCCAACAGTATGTATGCAGCTGTAATACCATTGTTTATAAAGCAATTTCTAAATCACAAGCAGCCAAAGATAAATGGTGATGGATTGAACACTAGAGATTTTACTTACATTGACAATGTGCTTCATATGAACATGCTTGCATTAAATACAACAAACACTCAAGCGGTAAACCAAATCTACAACACTGCGGGTGGAGGGCGAACAAGCATCAACAAGTTAGCAAGTGAAATAAAATCATGTTTGGTTCAATACGATTTTTCAATTTCCGATATAAATCCTATTTATGGGGCAAATAGACTTGGTGATATACCCCACTCTTTTGCTTCAATAGATAAGGCAAAGCAGTTATTGGGTTATTCCCCATTGGTTTCTTTTCAAGAAGGATTAAATGAAACTGTTAAATGGTATGTAAATAATAAAAATCATTAGCTAATCAATAATGTTACTATATAACAAGATACGAGCAACTAAATTCAAATATATACTATAAATATCTTATATTGATATTGATTTGTAAGTAACACTTTTCTCACTCTTTTTTCTTTGAAGATTGTGTGTGAATAGAAAAATCTTCGTACCTTTGTGTCAAGACGAGTAACTATGAAAGCAACTCACAGCAAAGCGCAGAAATAAACACGGTTACTAAATCGTATATCCAAAATGCAAAATCCGGCTGATTTGCATAACTATCTGTCAAACAGTGTCATCTTCCATATTCTTCCCATTCAGATTCGGTGGTAAAAATGCAAAAAACGACGGAAAGGTGAAGGCGTTCCGTTACGAATACATTACCTGTTCAGGTATTCCGGATATCCTACTTGTAAGGTTAAAACAGCCTGAAAATAAGGTTTTTCTGACCAAGCAGGAATGATTTTTCGGAAAACGGCATGAAATTTTCTCTTTCGGAGACGCTATTTCACCGATTGTCAGCATTTTGCATGCCAATGATTAGCTCTAATGCACGTAAATTTGCAATCAAAAATAGAGCTGATTATGAATGAATTAAAAGTAACTTTCTATCTAAAGAAAAATGAGACGAGAGTCGATGGTACTGTCCCCGTTCTTGGACGGATACGAATCGGCACGTCAATGGTACAGTTCAGTGCCAAAGTGTATGTTCAGGAAAAGTTGTGGGATGTAAAATCCGGCAGGGCAAAAGGAAAAAGCAAGGCGGCACAAAATGCTAATGCCGAACTTGAAAAGTTGTGCGTAGCCATACATTCCGCTTATAAGGAACTCAAACTGCGGAGCGATAATGTCCTTGCCGTTGATGTGAAAAATTCTTTTCAAGGCATTGCATCCGAACAGGTCACACTGGTCAAGCATTACGAGTACCTCAATGACAAGTTCTATCAAAAAGTCGGTATCAGCCGCTCTGTAGATACCTACAAACGGTATTGCGTGGCTCTTAACCATCTTAAGAATTTCCTTCAAAAGAAATATAATGTAAGGGATATGGCATTCCAATCCCTTAATCCTACATTTGTAAAAGCATTTGACCTGTATCTCCGTTCCGACCTGCAAATGGCATCCAATACCATAGTCAGTATCGTGGCCCGTCTGCATCTTGTAATCAAGTCCGCCATGGATAACGGGTTGATAAGACAAGATCCGTTCATGGACTATAAATATGTAACCGAGCCTCTTGTCGCCAAATGCCTGTCCGAAAAAGAATTCAATCTGATTCTTACGACACCACTGCCAAAAGACAATATGAATCTGGTGCGTGATGTCTTCATATTTTCCTGCATGACCGGCCTGGCATTCAGCGACATCCGTAATCTGACACCTGAGAATATGAAACAGGCAGAAGACGGTGTCTGGTGGATACATACTGCGAGAAAGAAAACCGGGACTCCTTGTCATATTCCATTGATGGAGCTGCCGTTGCAATTGATAGAGAAGTATAGGGGCATATCGGACAAAGGGCGGTTGTTCCCTATGTTGAGTTGCAGCAAGACAAACATCAATCTCAAAAAGATTGCAAGAATCTGTGGCATAGAACGTTGCTTGACATTTCATCAGGCCAGACACACATATGCCTCGTTAATTACTCTGTCACAAGGAGTTCCAATGGATACCGTCCGCGAGTTGCTGGGGCACAGAAGTTGGAAAAGTACCCGTATCTACGCTCATCTTACCCAAGAGAAGATAGGCGCGGACATGGGCGATTTACAATTCCGAATCAGAGAAAAATTCATTTTGTCAGACAACAACTTACCCCAACAGGCACGGCAAGCTTATGAATAACAGGAAAACCACATACAGTACATTTGCGGTTGTTTTCTATATCAACAGGCAGAAGGTCAAGAAGAACGGTTTGTGTCCCCTGATGGGCAGGATATCCATAAACAAGGAAATCGCACAATTTTCCGCAAAAATGGATATTGATCCGGCATTGTGGGACGCTAAAAGATACAGGCTCAAAGGCAAGAGCCGTGATATTCAGGAAACCAACTGTGTCATAGAGAAATTAACAGCTGATATACATCGCTATTACAATGAAATTCTTTCGGAACAAGGGTATATAACGGCAGAACTTGTCAAGAATGCCATTAACGGTGTAGGGATGAGAAAATGGAAACTGCTGGAACTGTATCAGGAGTATATTGACGAGTTCTCAAAACAAGTTGGCCTGACACGTGCTCCAGGCACACTGCACAACCATCATGCGTCATATAACAGGTTGAAGAAATTCATCCATGCCTATTACAATGCCGATGATATTACACTCAGACAACTGGATTACAGTTTCATTGAAAAGTACGACCATTATCTGAGGGCGGATATGAAACGTTCACTCTCTACCATTGAAGGGTTTACCATCATGCTGAAAACCATAGTCAAGAGAGCCATCGCACAAGGGACTATTCATAAGAATCCATTTGCAGGCTATTTCCCTGAAAAAGCGATGAAAAAACACAGGCACTTGGAATTGGATGAGCTGAAACGCCTGATGGAAACTCCCATACAGGAAAAATTTCTCTGCTACGTAAGAGACTTGTTCGTGTTCAGCACGTTTACAGGCATCTCGTATATAGACCTGTGCAATTTACGGGAAGAGAACTTTTACCATACAGAAGACGGTAAACTGTGGGTTCGGTTCAACAGGCAAAAGACTAAAAGCGAATGTGTCATTCAGGTTTTGGATTTACCCCGACAAATCATGGATAAATACAAAGACCAACGTGTGAATGACAGAATCTTCAAAGTTCCGGTACGTTCGGCATTGACAGCCAATTTCAGGAAACTGGCTGAGAAATGCAACATTGACAAACGGATTACATTTCACCAGGCAAGGCATAATTTTGGTTCGTTGATAACTCTGTCACAAGGAGTTCCGTTGGAATCCGTATGCAAAATGATGGGACATAGAAACATCAGTACCACACAGCTGTATGCAAAACTGACACATCAGAAAGTCAATGAGGACATCAAGCGAATCAGCATGAAAGTCAAGTCCAAATATGAGATCCCTGAATGGAACAAGGGCAGCGATAATGTCAAGAACATACACTACGGACAAATGGAGCGGGGCAATCAATAATATGTCTTGACCGGAGTACAATTATATTTATTCAGCAGGTCGCCTGTTTCCTTGCCTGTCCATGAAGTTAGTACAGACTTCGTTGAAAGCGAAAAGGTCAGGCGGCTATGCCGTTTCAGGCAGAATCTTCCTCCTACGGAGAGTATTCAGCCTGAAAACCTTTTCCCTTTCACGTCTGTACAATGGACGCTGACGGCAGCGGAAACAAGCGACCGACGGAAAAGTCGGATAAAACATCTGAACGAAAACAGCATATAGATGGGTTGAAACCAACCGCCTATCTATATGCTGTTCTTGTTTTTCTTCGGAGGGATATTTTTTAGAAACACAATGAAATGGGCAGACGGCAAACTGCGCTCCCTCCAGAAAAATCAAAAGGTTTGGGTTCGCTCTTGGCGGTGTTCCAATAGCCTGTAATTGCTATAATGTGCGATTACAGACCATTTAGGCTATATTTTTCAACCCATCTATTTCAGCCTGTACGCCTCTTTGTACCCTTTCGTCAAGGTGCGTTCAATGTCGGAAGTGCGGTACAAAATCTTTCCGCCAACCTGCGTGTATGGCAGGATGCCGTTGTTGCGGTAGTCCTGAAGAGTTCGGCGACTTACTTTCAACAAGTGCGCCACCTCCTTGTCTGTCAGCAGTTCATCATTGAACACTGATGGCTGTTGCTTGCTTAACAACTTTTCGAGCGAAGCCAGAAGCTTGTCGAAATTCGAGTGCACGTTCTTTATCCACTCGTGATCCTTTTCTCTGATTTCATTACTCATACGGTTCTATTTATTGGTTATACATTCTTTGGTTAAATGCTTTTGCCTTTCCATTGCATACCCTTGCGTCTGTCTTCCACGGCAGAGATGACACGCTCCACATCATCGGGGCGATAGTAAGTCCTGTTGCCGATTTTGGTAAAGGCAAGCGTTCCGTTGTCGCGGAGGGTCTGCAAGGTTCTCGGACTGATACGCAATTTCCGGCAGACGGCATGATTATCCATCCAGCCGTTCTTTTCTCTTTCTCCATGCAAATTGCAAAGGCAGTCTATCCGCTGCACGAAGTAATCCAACTTGGCAGCCACCTCTTCAAAGGCTTGTTTCTCAAAACTGATGATTTCCATAATTGTCACTGTTTATATTGTTCATACTATTTTCTCGTTCGCACTGCAAAGTAATACATCAATCGCCACACTGCAAAGGATTTACAAACGGCTGACGGTCTGTTGCATCACTTGTCATCATGTTGCATCATCAGTGGACAAAATGCACTGACTAAGATTGCTGTTTTCAGAATATGAGCTTCTCTCAACGAAATGGCATAAGCAAAATATTGCAGTCAGCACCGTTGCATCAATGAACAAAACGCATAATCAATCATAATTGTCACACTGTCTCCATTTGCTTGATTCAGTGAACCATACACACTTTCTTTGCAGATGATAATCGGTCAATGTGCATACAGAGATCAGTGTATTAACCAATTAAAATCCAAAATTTATGGGAACAACAAAAAGTATTGGAAAAGAGCAGTGGGAGACCATGACGGGTACGGTAATGTCGCAGATTCTTCCTGATGGAAACAGTCTTGAAATCGAAAATGCGACAGAGGTTGATGAGCAACCCGAAAGGACAGGACAACCCGAAACGCTTCCTGCTCCACAACGCAGAGTGAGTAGCAAACAACGCAAGTTGTCGTTGGACGAATATCGCAATGCCTTTCTGCAAGTACCGAAAATCGAAGACCGCAAACCTGTTTTTGTCAGTTGCGAAGTGCGCGACAGACTGGATGAGTTTGTACGCAAGCTCGGAAATCGTAAAATGAGCGTATCGGGATTGCTTGAAAACATCGCCCGGCAACATCTTGAAATCTATTCAGAAGACTTTGAACAGTGGCGAAAATTATAACATGTATCCGATGAAAAATGTATCTGCACTCTGCATTACTGCTGTCAGGCATTCTTGAATACGCTGATGCGTAGGACTTCTGTTTGTGGAAGGGAGCGAGGTTATCTTTCGGGATGCCAAAAAATGTCGGATAAACCGCCATTGCACCCGAAAAACCTCGCTCCACTCCCGAAGTCGTGGAGGCAATCCGCTCCCAATGGTCGCAGATTGTAAGATACATCATCACAATGAAATGGGTAATCACAATAAACCAAGTAAAATGAGTAATAGCAATAAAATCAAACCCAAAGGGAGACCGAGAGCAAGCAGCTTCCGCAAACTCTCCAAGTCCGTTACGGTAAAATTTTCCAAACCTGATTACGACCGTCTGTGCCTTCGTAGCAGACAGGCCAATAGGACGCTTGCCGAATACATCAGGGATTCCGCATTCAAGGCGCAGGTTGTGGCAAAGCATTCTGTGGAGGAAATCACCACCATGCGCAACCTTGTAGGAATGGCCAACAACCTGAACCAGCTTACAAAACTGTCGCATCAGATCGGGCTGTACCGTACCGCCAATATGGTAACGGAACTGCTTGAAAAACTGAAGGCGATAATGCACGAGTATAAAACTTAACAGGGAGATAACAATGATTGGAAAGATAAAGAAAGGAAAATCATTTGGCGGATGTATCCGCTATGTAATGGGCAAAGACAATGCCGAAATCATTGCTTCCGATGGTGTATTGTTGGGTAATGTCCGTGAAATAACGGACAGTTTCAACTATCAGCGGATGCTTAATCCTAAAATCAAACAGCCTGTCGGACACATCGCTTTGAGCTTCAAACCGGAAGATAAGCCCAAACTGACCAATGAGTTTATGGCTGAAATAGCGATAGAATATATGGATTTGATGGGAATAAAAGATACTCAATTCATATTGGTAAGGCACAATAATACCGACAATCCGCATTGCCATCTGGTCTATAACCGTATCGGGTATGACGGTAAGGTAATTTCCTCACAAGGCGATTACAAGCGTAACGAGATAGCCACCAAGAAGCTGAAAGACAAATACGGATTGACATACGCCGAGGATAAAAGCAAGACCAAAGTGGAGAAATTGCGTTCTGCCGAGCAGATGAAATATGAGATTCACAACGCCGTGAAGAATGCGTTGCGACATTCCAAGACATGGAAACAGTTTAATGATAATTTGGCGGAACAGGGTATTAAACTTGAATTTGTGAAAAGAAGCCGAGATATAAAGTCGGTAAACGACATACAGGGAATCCGCTTTACCAAAGACGGATTGACATTCAAGGCATCGCAAATCAGCAGGGACTTCAGTTTCGCAAAGCTCAATGCCAAATTAAGCTGGAATACATCTGAAACCGAATACAGCCTCAATACTGAAAAGCAAAAACAAGAGCCACCTGCTTGTAATCAGCATAATACCAACCTCATTGAAAGCAACGGTTTCGGATTGCTTTCTTCTTTTGGCGAGTCATCACCGGAAGAACAAATCCCATACGATGAACTATTGCGCAGGCGCAAGAAGAAAAAGAGAAAAGGCTTGGGACTGTAACATAAATAGAATCTTATAACATCAAAATCAACAGAATCATGAAACAGGAAGAATTAATGGAGAGCATCTACGGATGTTTAGAGAGAATAGAGAACAAGGTAAACAGTTTATCCATGCCGCAATCGGCAGACGGTAATTCCAAAGTGTACAACACAAATGATGCTGCATTGCAGGAGTTCAAACAGGATTTGAACGGCATTAAAACAGCATTCAACCGCCTTGCAGAATGTGTGCTTGCCATTCGTGGCGATACCACCGATTTACTGAAACAAGGCTCTATTACAGACAAGGCTATGGAAGCATTATCTGTGCTAAACAGCGAACATCAGCAGACTCAAAAGCAACAGAACGATACATTCGATAAAATCACTGCTATGTTGGCGGACATGGAAACAAAGCATACGCAGGAATCCGAAGAAGTAAAATCTTTATTGAGAGCTACCGATGAGCATATCAAGGATGGAGTTTATTACGAGAAGCACCACAGTTTCAGCATTGAATCTCCTTCTATTTTCTGGGGATTTTGCGGAATGTTCGCCATGATAGTAGTCCTGGTCGTGGCGCTGTATTTTGCCAAACAGCCGGATTACGACCGTATCGACAACGATTTGAAGTATCGTTACATCAAGATGAAAGGCGAAATCTCTCCAGACGGCATATCTGAATTGGGAAACATCTTTGAGCTAAACAGGGATAACGACAAAATCCGTCAGATACGCAAAGATGTCGAGACTTACGAGGACGCTGTGAGAAGACGAGCCACCCTTGCCGAACAAGCCCGATTAAAAGAACAGGCAGCAAAGGAGCAGGAGAAAAAGGCTAAATCCATCAAAGGTAAAGGTGCACTGTAAGAAATTTAACGAAGCCTAAACGGAGTAGATGGCACAAAAATAAAATTACCTATATTTTTCTGCCACCTCTGCTACAATATGGCATAGCCACCATAGTACCTTTGCAGTGTCAATAATGACAAACAACATTTAAATCAAAACATTATGCCAATTATGATTAATCGTGGGAAAGAGATGCTTCGTATCTCCCCAAAAGACAGCAAGAAAATCGAGTATTCAACCAATCAAGGCCGTACATGGGTAGTTCGCTATAATGGATCATCTAACACCGGAGAGTTTAGCGATTTGATGGACTCCGGTAAAGAAATCCTCGGAACAACTGACAAGGGATTGTTCTATTCTGCCAACGATGGGAGAACTTGGGTACTTCGTAAACGCTAGTTGTTGATTTGGAACTGTGTCTGTTATGGTACAGTTCCATTCATAAAAAGATAGAAATGAAGTCTCAATTTTTCATAGCACCATCAATAGAAACTGTTGTAGAAGAGTCTGCTGACATTTTAAATACAGGTCGCCCCTTGGTTAGTTTTGATGCCGCTGACATAAATGCTATTGCAAAAGAAGCCAGCAATGTAGTTTTGCTTGAAGGATATGCCAATGGTTCATGTCGCATATCCAATGCTATCGAAGATGCAATTGCAAAAATATGTCCTATTGCAAAGGGTTTTGATTTGTTCTCCGCAAACAAAATATTCATTCATCTCAGTTATAATGAAAAGAAGCCAATTCTTTCAGCAGACTTGTCAGAATTATCACAATTTGCTGATATATTTCAGGCGGACGCTTTAGTTATGTGGGGACTTTCATGTGACAATAACATTACGGGTGACACTGTAATAGCAAGACTTATAGCTTCGAACTTAAAATTGAAAAATGTTAAATATTAGAATTATGGCAACAAAGAGATTGACTAATGAATTTATGGAGAAAATTCTCAATGATTCAGCATGGAAAGAACTTTCGGAGAACTTTGCATGGACAGAACAGATGCTCGAAAAACACAAGAACAAAGTAGATTGGAAAGAAATATCCGACAACAGTAACGTCGTATGGACTCCTTCTATGCTTGAAAAGTTTAAGAAACTCATCGACTGGAAAGAACTGTCAAGCACTGGTTGCGAGACCATCTTGACCGAAGATTGTTTAGAGCAGTTCAAAGACTATTGGGACTGGTCAAAACTTTCGGATAATGGAGACCTCGAACTAAATTATCAGTTAATCGACAAGTTTATAGATCAATGGGATTGGTCGGAGTTGATCAATCGTTGGCACGATGACAAGCTGTATAACATTGACTTCCTTGAACGTTATGCCGATAAGATTTCATCAAGTCAACTGCAAGATTCTCGCCTGTGGAGAGAACTTGTAGAAGAACGAGCTAAGGAGCTTAAACTCGAAATAATAGCTTAATGTGTAAAGGAATCTAGTATCAAAAAAAGGAATAGATAAAACGAATCGAATCAATGGAGGAGATACGAGAATATGGGCGAAAGTGGGCAGAACTTCCCACCAAAGAGGTTAAAAAGATTCCCGTAGAGGATATATTGCACCTTTATATAGTTGCTAATAAGTTCGTTCCAGAACTGTTGCAGCACTATTCCCGATCATATGATTTTCCCGACTACAAAAGGGGAATGGTCCGGTTTCTGCGTGGGAGGGCAGCATGCTGTTCGAAAGAGAATCATATAAAATAGGATTTTTAGAGGTACTGTTTGCCAACGATACCAGATTCCATACGATATTGTTGCACGAACCGTGTCATACGAAGCACCATAATCATAAAGTGTCTTTCGGGGAGTTGCTCGATGCGAAACTGAAAGAGGCATCCATTATCGACAAGGATGATGGTAGCCGAAAAAATGGTTGGAAAAGCCATGGCTCAAAACTCAGGATGGTCAATATCTTTACGAAGAACCAGGAGATATGTATGAAAACACCTCGGTACATAAACAGAAGGCCATCCGAAGTAAACTATGTACAGAATATTCCCATGATAAGATTTGGGATATGCGTGTAGAGAAGGATATTTTTAAATTTACCGAGGTATATCGGTTGATTTACAACATTAGCGAGTAAATTTATTCCAATGGGCATCTTTCCAATGTTTTGGACTAAAAACAGTCAGAATCGAATGTTGTTTTGAGGTTGTGAGTAGTATAGTGCTTATGAATTGGATGAAACAATTGCGTATCAAATGGAAGATGTGTAGGGTTAAGAGACGATTCGAGCGACCGGATGGCAGCCTCCGATTGGCTCTGGACAAGCGGTTTGCTAATGTACGCAAAAAGATACAACGCATAGAGCGAAAAATTGCAGAAGTAACGAAAGTCAATAAAGACGGATTTTTGAAGCCGTTATCAGGGGCTGAACAAGAATTCGTTAGGGGGTTACTTATCGATCGGTATTACCTGTTGAATGCCCTTTTTGCGGCGACCCCGGCAGAGATAGAACGTTTCTGTCTGGTCAATGACCGACTGTTTGATTTGACCAAAACAATGCACAGCCAGAGTGCTGCGTTCTATCGGCAGGTTCTGGCTACGTATGCTCCGTCATTTGATGACGATGTGGAAATTGAAGGTCGATTGCGGTTTGTTTTCAGTGGTCCCGAGTCTGTTTTGCAACTGGAAAATGATGCTTATTATGGTTCGGATTTTCGCTCCATGATTGCGGTATTAAACCATCTCGATGATTCGGACATAGAATGTTGTCATAATAACCTTGATCTTACGAAAGGGGATGATATGACCGATGAAGAGTTGGGGTTCGAGAATTGCTTGGACGACGGGACGACATGGGACGAGGGTTGGTTGCGGCATCCGGCGCTGCACCATATCTGCATCTGCCATGCCGTACACGACCTCTGTATACACAAGAAGTATTCAATCCCCGACCTGTTGCGTATGAACGACTTTTGGTGTGAAGTCGGCATAACTCATCAACACATTGTCGAGCAGGATGGAGCCCGCATGGGGTGGTGGAAAAACTATTCGTATGACGAGTTTGCAAAAAAAATGCAGACTGAAGCGGAACATAGGCCTTCTCATTTGCGTTTGGGGCAGTTTATAGCGATCCGCACGGCGGAACTATTTCCCGATGCTACCGGATCATCCGTTTGGTGCGGGGCGAATGATTGTTTCTATGATGACACCAAAGTCGATGACTATTTACTGGACGTATATAATCAACTGCATGTTTGAATTTTTATTGAGCCGGGGTCTTATTTGTAATCCAAGTTTTGTTGATTTATACAGTGGAGTCTGTTTCGTAGTCGATCAGAATTGTATTATCAATTCCCAAAGTTGTCCTAATATTATAAACACATACTATGTCCGCATGTTCATTTCAAACTGATGGTATTCGGTATGGAAACGGCATATATCGGTTCTGCCAATCTACAGGTGCTGGTATAGGTATGAAGAGCGGACAAAAAAGGAACTTTGAGGCAGGTATCATTGACGAATGAACCTTCCTTGTTGATGCAGCGATAAATCAATTTAATGAAGTTTGGCGTGGAAGATACTACGAAAAATGCGACAGAAAGAACTATTGCAATGACCAAATTCGTTGAAAAATAGGTTAGCTGTAAAAAGAATCACCCTATGCCATATTTTTTCATAGACTTTGTGTAACTTTGCAATCGTAACAAAATTAATGGTTTATGGCAGCAAATATATTCGGTCGCTATGTCTGGTTGATAGAACAATTCAGACGTTATGGTCGCCTGACATACGAGGAAATCAATGACCTTTGGCACAAAAGCGGTTTGAGTTACGGGGACGAGGATGATCTTGCTCTCCGTACTTTTCACAACCATCGCAAAGCAATCTTTGACATTTTTGAAGTTGAAATAGCATGTGATACCAAAGGAGGATATAAATACTTCATTAATAATCCGGAAGAATTAGAAAGCGACAATCTGCGTATTTGGCTGATAGATTCCTATACAGCCATGAATCAGATACAAGCCGATAGGAAGTTGAAAGGACGTATCATTTTCGAAAACGTTCCATCGGGGCATAAATGGCTTAATGTTATTACCGATGCCATGCGCAATAACCAAGTTCTGCATATTGCTCACCACGGCTTTGGAAAACCTGAGGCATGGAACTTTGATATTGAGCCATACTACCTCAAGGTGGTAAAATGCCGGTGGTATGTATTGGCTCGTAGCCCCTATTATTCGGAACGCAATCGCCAAAAGAACAAAACCGATGGTGGCAATCGTTCCGAAAATGTATATATGGTATATGCACTTGATCGTATTTTGGATTGTTATCCTACGAAAAACATATTCCATATGAAAGAAGATTTTGATATAAACGAATACTTCCGTGGATGTTGTGGTATTATCCACTCTGGCGAAGCTCCCATAAAAGTAGTAATCAAAGCATATTATGGTGGACCGGATTATCTTCGTACACTTCCTTTGCACGAATCACAGCGTGAACTGATTGACCGAAAAGATGATGAAGCATCCTATTTTGAACTTAACGTATGCCCGACATACGATTTATATCAGTCGTTGCTGGCACAGGCCGACCAAATAGAGGTCATTGAACCGGAATCGGTGCGTCGTCAGATGCGAAACTTTGCTAAGAACTTAATGTCGTACTATAAAGAATAACAATATGAGTAACAAATTATATCGTGTTCTCAACGAAGAAGAGTCTTATAACATTCTTTACACTAGTTATATCAACCAAAGTGTAAGAAAAAATACAGTTATAGAATTTTACGAACAGATAGAAACTGTATGTAAGTTATCTTGGAGGTGCAATATTAGAATATCATCAGCACTAAGGATTGCTACCCAATACGGATGGGTGATTGAGGATATACAACAGATGATTAAAAACAATGCAACTTATATTCCTCTTGAGTTATTCATAGTTTATGATGACCCCCAAGAGCATATCCCTTTACAAATGCTGGTTGATTTTATCGTAGAATATAATTCGCGTTACCAAGCAACAGGTATAGCATTAGACGATGAAAAAGGACATGGTCAATATTTTTGGGAAGTTATATGGGAAATAGTCAGAAGAAAAGAATTTCCCGAAGCGTTTAGTCGATTGGATAGTTGTTTTGCTTTTATCGATAAAGGAGATGCTGTACAATTCGCAGATGAATTGCGTGAGCCTGGCTACAAATTGGCTGACATAAATCTTGAAGATGCAAAGGTTCAGCTATATGACATGCAGTGGGTAACGGATGTACCTGTCGGTTCGTCAATGAAAGAAGCAGTTGAATATGCACGTAATTATTGGAAAGGGCTAAGAACCAAACATCCTGTAATGGAGGCTTTAATATCTGGAGATTATACATTTAAGAAGAGTAGTAATGATTGAAGGATTAAATTTTATAGCAATAGACTTCGAGACGGCAACTGGTAAACGAGCCTCTATCTGTGAAGTCGGTATATGTGTAGTGCGCAATGGAGAAATTATCGAAACACGTTCTTGGTTAGTGCAACCTGAAGATAATCTGTATAGCTATTGGAATATGCAGTGCCACGGTATCACACCTGAAGACACTGAAAATTCACCCTCTTTTCCGGAAATCTGGGAAGAGATAGATCGTTTGTATCTTGACGAGTTCGACACACTTGTGGCGCACAATGCGCCATTCGACCGCAGCTGCTTGGAACATTCCGCCGAACTCTACCGCCTACACTTGCCGGAATTGAAATGGCAGTGCACATTGAAGATAGCCCGACAGATGTATGACTTTGGGTGCAACACGCTTGGTTATCTTTGCGAACAACTGGAAATACCGGAAGGCACACATCACCGTGCCGGAGATGATGCGGAAATGTGCGCAAGACTGTATTTGAGAGAAATGGCAGATATGTAGCAAAAAATCACATAAATATGATAGATATAGGATTTTGGGATGAATGGAAAGTTACTTTCAATCGTCGATTAAAAGCTCGATTACCAAATGTGGATTGTTACATCTCCGCATCATATAGACAATGGAAAACGAATCGATATATTCAATTTTCCAGTATCTACGGAGAAGACTTCACTACGGAAAGAGCAAATGGGGGTATTCATTATGAGTATTGCAATGGTAGATTGTATCTTCACATAGAAAATGCTAAATTAAAGAACATAGCCGACTTTTTACGTAAAAAGACCCGTGATAAATTGGACTATAAATGGGAGCGAAATTGGTGGGGAATTGTAGGACATTGTCAGAAAATTGTTTGGATTGATAATGAAGAACAACTTTTTCATGAACTCGAAGAGATGATGAATCTGTTTACTCCATTACTTATCCAAGCGATGAATGAATGTCAAATCGTAAATAGCGATGCCCCATATACGAAAGAATGCGTTTTTAATGATTGGAAATCTGATAATGATGAAGATGTATTCTGTTGTTCCATGAGTCTCGCTGAACTGATGTTATATAATCTTACAATCCCCGACTATCAGCGAGATTATTGCTGGGAAAATGAACAACTCATAAGTTTATTTGAATCAATCAAAGGAATTACCAATACAAAGACCGCATGTCATCTCGGTACCGTTATTCTTCATAAGGACGATAATGGTAATCTGAACATTATTGATGGCCAGCAGCGATTAATCACGCTTACCCTTTTGTTGAGGGAACTTGGATATGATGGGCAACTACCGCTTCTGCTTCAGAAATTTCAATCCGAGAATGCAATCAGTCATGTTGCAAATACTAAATATATTTGGGGTAACTTGTTGAGTAGGCTCCACACTGACAAAGGAGAACTAGCCAATAAATTGGCCGAGCACCTTACTTTTTCCGTACTGGTACTTCAAAAGAACAATCTTGATTTGGCATATACATTCTTTTCAAATCAAAACTCACGTGGAGTTCCTTTGACTGATTATGATATTTTAAAGGCTCACCACTTGCGATACATTCATGTGGATGCTCAAGCAGAACATTTGGCAAAACGCTGGAATAAGCTCACTTCAGAAGGAAATGGATGTGACGAGCGTAATGACTTGTCTGTTACACTAGGTACTCATTTGTATCGTTTGAGACAATGGATGCGTTGTAATGATTTTGACGAAAGTGCTAAATGGAAAGTTAAGAAGGAATTCTCAGCAGCTCCCATTATGCTTAGCATCCCTCCTTTTGGAGAAAACTTTTCATACAACGAGAAAATACAAGGTGGTTCCCATTTCTTTACATATTCAGATAAATTCGTTAGTGAATATAGCAATTTTAAACAAACGTCTCAATATGTAGCTCTAAATACATTTGTCAATCGGGGAGCTCATAAGCGATATGCCGATGTGATAGAAACACTATTGTTTGCTTACTATCTCAAATTTGGGACACAGTACCTTTCAGAAGCGTTGTATGGCATCAGTAGCGTCATGGCTGATCATCGTTATGCTAATGCCAGAGCCATTATGAATAAAATACTTGATTGGGCCAACAAAAGTAAGGTTGTATTAATGATAGACCAAGCCTCTTCACCCACATTTTTCTTAGCTGAAATCATCTCCCATATAAGCAAAAGTGGACTTGACTTGTTGGAAAACGATATACGTACACGCTTTTGGTCATGCCTGCGTGATATGTTTTCATCGCTTAATGACTACACCGAAGAAATTATTTACCACAAAATAATTGAAGAATATGAAATCTGACAAAAGATATACTCCTGAAATCATAGCTCACGACGCAATGATGTTTTCTATACCATTATATCAGCGGCTTTTTGCTTGGAGGCATACCCAAGTGAAAAAGTTGATGACTGATTTATATGAGCATTATACAAGTTCAATAAAGAATGAACCCTATTACTTGGGGCAAATGACAATTGCCTCCATGAATGGGCGTTTTAGTCTGATTGATGGTCAACAACGTTTTACTGTAATGACCTTATTGGCAATAGTTCTAAAAAAATACAATTCGTGTTGGGATGCCTTCTTAAAACATAATGGTGTCGTTCGTCTCTCTTTTCTCGGAAGGAAAGAAGATCAGCAATACATTATGAGTAAAATGGAAGAAAAAAGTGAAACGGCCTATTGCAACACAAGAATGGAACAAGCCATTTCTTGCATAGGAAAATTTATAAATGAGATTGCGGCTAAAGGCTGCGACATAGAAGATTTTTCAAAACATATTTTTACTCACATGAGCTTTTTCTTCTCCGAATTGCCGTCTGCTTATATGCAGAATCCTTCATCATTGAACAAATACTTTGAAGCGATGAATTCAACGGGTAAAGGCTTAGAGAATCATGAGATTTTGAAAGTCGATTTGATGAGAGGTTGTGAAGACCAGGAATATCTGACAAGAATATGGAATCTCGTAAGTAGAATGGAGCAACCTCTTATAGGTAATAATAAAGAAGACGAAGGTGTAGAAAAATGTCGTGAGCAATACACTCAGGCTATTCAACATTGTATTAATGGAGATTTTACATCGGCTCTTAATCTCTGCACATCCGATCAGAAAGACCAATTAGACAGTAGCACTTGCCAAGTAATCGCTGAGATCAAAGCGAAACCATTACCGCCACAGACATTCCGTAACAATACAGAAAGTTCAGTACTTTCATTCCCGGATTTTTTGTTATTGGTACTTGACTTGACAAATGAACCGGAAACGCGTACTACATCAGACTTTGATTATTATCAAAGAGACAAACTTCTGAGCCGTTTTCATGATTATAAGCCTTGTGACATTAAAAAATTTTACGATAATCTTCTGATGTACCGTTTGATGCTTGATTTCTATATTGACAGGGTGGAATATGTTCAAGGCGCAGGTCATCACTATCTTCTTTTCAAAGATGATGATGCTGAAAATCATAGTTGCCTTAAGCAATATGAAGCTATGTTGCATGTCTCAACCAACAATTTTTATGAATGGCTCAAGCCTTTTTTGAAATATATAAAAGAAACTGCCACTCAGGCATCTTCATCACAATTGTTATCCAAACTAAAAGAGATTGACAATCAAAATCATCCGTTTGTAAAAGACATCAACATGCTTCGTTATGGAGTAGTAGATCGTTATTGGTTTTGGCGACTCGATTATTATCTGTGGGAAAGACATTCTATTGTATTCAAAGACTTTCATGAAATAGAATCTAAGGCTATTTTTAACTACGAATTTAGGACAAATCGTTCTATAGAGCATTTACATCCACAGGATGAAAGTCAGAATATTCGTTGGAATAAAGATGAGTACGACTTGAATAACTTCGGAAACCTCGCAATGATTTCTCAAAGTTTTAACTCTACGCAAA